CTTCTACTTTTAATGTGCTGTTAAGGGTTAAACTCTCACCACTCGCATCCCAGAAGAACTTTGGCGTGGTGCCTGTGTCCTCGTAGAAGGAGATGTCGCCGTTGGAGGCTACTAACATACGGTCTATTGCCCCGTTAGTTTGGGTAACGACACTTCTGCTAGTTGGTGCTTGCAGAGTAAGGCGACCAGATGTGTTCTTTAAGTTGCCAATAAGTGTAGAACCTGTTGCATCACCACCAAGTTGTACGCCTTCTGCTGTATTAGAGTTAATTTTTGCGGCTTGGCTTGTGTCAAGCCCATCGCTGGTCAAAGTACCCGTGATGTCTACGCCTGTGCTGGTGGTGGCGAGTTTTTTAGAACCGTCATAGTAAAGTGCTACTTCTCCGTTAACATTGCCGTTAAACATATATTCTGATCTGTCGCCGTTTAAAATAGCAACATAAGAAGAGCCAGATAAAAATAAACCCCCAGCGCCAACATCTGCGACAATGCTGTTAGACCCATCATGGTAAATCTCTAGGTCAGACCCAGCGCCGAAGATGGCTTTGTCGCTGTCGCCGAATAGTATATCGTTACCGTTACTATCTAGGTCACCGCCTAGCTGTGGCGTTGTGTCCTCTACAACATTAGCCAGAAGTGAACCTGCAGTAAAACTACCTTGCTCCCAAGCACTACCACTCCAAATGTACAGTTCATCACTTGTAGAGTTCCAATACAAAGCACCCGTTACAAGTGCATCACCATCGTTGTCTGTGGTAGGAGCGGAAGCTTTAGCACCAAGGTAACGATCATCGAAGTCATCATAAGATGCAGCGGCTGCAGCAGCAGAGTTACCTGCATTAGTTTCACTAGTTGCAGCATTAGTCTCAGATGTAGCCGCAGCAGCGGCACTAGCAGAGGCAGCAGTAGCTGAACCAAGAATGCCATCAACGTAACCCTTGCGTGTCAGGTCATCGTTAGCTGTAGGTGTAGCAGTTGAGGTAGCCTTGTTAGAACCTAGTACAATGTCACCAGTCATAGTGCCACCAGACAGGTTCAGCTTAGTAGCATCCTGTGTGTCAGTGTACAATTTAGTAGCTGCATCTTGGTTAGCTGTTGGATCACCCAAGCCAGTAACTTTAGATGTACCCATAGCAATAGCACCCGACATGGTTCCACCAGACAGGTTTAGCTTCAGTGCATCTTGTGTGTCTACATAACCCTTACGAGTAAGTTCATCATCTGTAGTAGGTGCTGCAGTCGATGTAACTGCATTAGCGCCCATAGTGATGTCGCCAGTCATAGTGCCGCCAGCAAGAGGCAGCTTAGTAGCAATACTGTTTGTTACAGTAGTAGAGAAACTAGCGTCATCGCCCAGCGCAGCAGCCAGTTCGTTAAGAGTATCAAGAGCAGCAGGTGCAGCATCAATCACAGCAGCTACAGAGGTATCTACATAACCCTTAGTTGCAGCATCAGATGTGGCGCTGGGCGTACCCAAACCTGTTACAGTATTACCACCCATAGTGATGTCACCAGACATCGTACCGCCAGCTTTGTCCAGCTTGAGTGCATCTGCAGTGTCTGTGTATATTTTTGTGGCTGCGTGTTGATCTGCTGTAGGATCACTTACGTTAAGAAGTGCTGTGCTAGTGAAGTCTACCGTACCATTAACTACAAGGTCATTCAGTGTAGTTGTACCAGTAGCGGCAGTTACGTTACCAGTGAGATCACCAGTTACATCGCCCGTTACATTGCCTGTCAGATTACCTGTTACGTTGCCTGTGACATTGCCTGTAAGCGCACCAGTAAAGCCTGTGTTAGCTGTAATGGTTGTACCTGTTACAGCTTGTGGAGTTGTACCACCAATAACTGAACCATCAATAGTACCACCATTAATGTCAGCAGTTGCTAGGGTAGCCTGTCCTGTAGTTGTTACTGTAGTGAATGTACCTGCAGCAGCACTAGAAGCACCGATAGTAGTGCCATCAATAGCACCGCCGTTAATGTCTACTGTAGCGTGAGTAGAGTTGCCTGTAGTGGTAAGGCTACCTGCAGACATAGCACCTGTGAAGGTAGACGTACCTGTTACATTAAACGTACCGCCTACAGATGCGTTACCTGTAGTGTCCATTGTAGTGAAGTCAGCAGCGGCAGGAGTAGTGCCGCCAATAACTGTAGCATCAATAGTACCACCGTTAATGTCTACAGTAGTAGCAGTAGCAGAACTAAATGTGGCTGCGGCAGGTGTAGTTGCACCAATAGTTGTACCGTCTATTGTCCCACCATTAACGTCAACAGTAGCGAAGGTAGAAGTACCTGTAGAGGTTACATCACCCGTCAAGTCACCTGTAACATCACCAGTTACATTACCTGTAACGTTACCTGTTACATTACCTACAACACCACCAGTAGCAGTAAGAACACCAGTAACACCAAGAGTACCAGCAACAGTTGCATTCTCGTGTACTGTAAGTGTATCAATATAGCCTACACCGTCAACATAAAGATTCTTAAACTCAGCGCCTACAGCACCCAAGTCAATGTCATCATCAGTTACTGGTACAACTGCACCGTCTTTAATACGTACTTGCTCAACAGCAGCACCACCTACTTCACTATAGAAGCTAATGCGGTTGTTAGTTGTGTCTACTACAACTTTATTCTTTGCGTCAACATCAGCAATAAGAGGTACGTAAGCACCTTCTGTTGAGCTTCCATCATGCTTGTGACCACCACTAAAAGCAAAAGCATCACGTAGTGCGTTATACTCCGCATTAACTGGCCCTGCTTTAATAATTGCACTAGCAATAATATCAGCTACTGACTGTCGGGTGTATCCTGCCATTAGAGTCTATCTCCTACTCCGAAGGTCACAACTAAGCCTTGAATGCTGTGTGACGCATTTGTGTCATTTGTTACGTACTTAAAAGATACAGACTTACCTGACCCCGATACGTTAGTTCTTACTACTGGTGCTGGATTGCCGTCAAAGATTGCGGTGCTGTCGTAAAGGGCTTCATTGTAGTAAGCTGCTGCGCCTTCTGTACTAATCGTAAAGTTGTTAGGACTTAATGTTTCAAAAGCTTCGTAGTCATACAAGACCGACATAGCAACTTCATTGTCACCCTCAGAGCGTAAGTATGTAGCGACTGTATGGATGACCTTACGCTGCTCTGGGTCTTGCATATGAATAAATGGCGTCTGATATAGACTAAAGATTTCTGCACCATCAAAGTCCGTACCTTTTTCTTGACGATGCACCTTACCGTTGCTATCACCATGTAGGACAAACTCGTACTGACCTATGTAGCCGCTATCCGCACAAGAAGCTTCGATACCTAGCACCTGCCCAAACTCAAAAGCAGTTCCTTGAGGTGTTGAACGCATACCTGCAATTAGACCTGTAGACTCACCTACAGCAAAGAACACACGAAATTGAGACTTAGCACGAATGACTACAGAAGATAATACATCTAAGTCTTCTTGAAGAACCACCTCAGTAAAAATAGACTGTACGTTTTGAGAGATGGACTCTAAGTTAACATCGCCAATCTTGTTTGTGCCAGAGATAGGACGATACCCATCCTGAGACAAAAACAATAAGTCACCAGCTATCTCAATAACACTGTCCGTAGCCATACAACCCAGATCATCTGTAACTTCTTGAAGTACAAAGTCTGAGATATTATTACCTGCAAGCTTACGGATAATGTTCGTACCAAAGATGTACATAACATCACGGAAAGACCTAATAGCTACAATAGGAAAGCCTACATTGATAACACCTGCACCGTCAGCAGGGTCAAAGCTAGTCTCATCGTAAGGCGCAGAAAAGAAAAGGTTAGTAGGTTCTGTAGTATCTCCAGCAAGGAATAAATGGTTCTTAAATACGTGAGACACCTTAGGTGCGCTGGGCGCATTGCTGTCTGTGATCTGCGTGTAAGTAGTGCCATCGTAAGTAGCAGCAGGATTTATTGCGTCTGTAAGTACAATCTTGTCTGTACCCCAGTTGTACCTACTAAATCGCACCTTTGTTACACCTGTCATAGTAGGGGAACCTGATGTAGTAACTGCTACCCAGTTTTCCGTACCGTCATCCCAGTAATGCAAATAGTTAGAACCACTAGAAGGCTTACGTGCAGCAAGGATACCGTCATTCACACCATTAGCTACACACAAACCTAAGACACTGCCTGTACCGGGTACTGTACCGTAATCATTACTAAAGCCACTAATACGTCTATAGCCACCTGTAACAGCAGGTTCATAGTTAATCAAAGCCACGGCAGAGCCTGGGGAAGTCTCACCCTGTGATAACACATCACGGTTAGTGTTAAGACC